CAGAATGTAGAGCATCCCCTCCACTATCTGGATCTGTTGCAGTGAATGAAAGAAAATGCACTGAAGTTTTATCTGAAATTCTTTGTCCGTAATTAGTCACATCACTATATATGGGATTATCAGAAATTTTGTTTCCATCTATATCTGTGGAAACATTGTTAATGTGTTTTTCATTTTTCCTGTCTTCAAAATAATTATATTTGAAAGGAGATGTTGGTCCTTTACCGCCATTAAATTGTTTAGTCACCAAATCAAATGTATTAAGTTCAGATGACAAAGCACCTCTAGATATATTTTTTAATGTATCTTTATCGTTAACTACAACAGATGTTTTAATTGTTGACAACTCTCTAGTTAATTTATTTGTCATAGCTGGGCCATCAATACCCATACCTTTACCTTTTTCTTTAGTAGTAACACCAGTACTAGATTCAAAATAAGTCATTACAGGTTCTTGAGTATATAATTTTTCTAATGTTTTAAAATGATATCCTCGAAAATTTTCAAAGAACACATATGTGGGAGAAGGTGATTGTGCATTATCAGCAGAAACTGCCTTTCTTCTAAAATTTTTGATAAGGTCAAAAGGTTTACTGCGAGGAAGAACATATCGTCTTATTCCTGATGTTTCTTGTATGTCTAGTGGTTTCTTGCACTCCAAATCATACTCTAATAATTGTCTAACAAAATCACTATATGTTCCTTCCATACTTCTAGATACAATAGTTTTTTCATTTTTTACAATTTCTGAAGTAATTACATGTAAGAATAAAACCTCTCCACGATTACCAACCTGACTAGAAGTTACATTTGTAACATGAAGAACATTTTTTGTAAAATCAAATGTATTTTTTTCATCGTATGATGGTGTTTTGATTTTGAGTTTTAAAAACTCTTGACCAATAATAGGACCAAGATTAGATAATCCATCTGTATTTACAAAAGTAACAATTCCGCTTATAGCAGGACTGTCAATGCTTTCAAAAAATTCTATCTCTACAATAACACCAGATATATCCAGTTCATCGCCATCGCTTAAAATAAGTGTAGCTTCCTCTATAGAAAAATCTCCAGCGGATATATGCCCTTCAGTCATTTGTTATGATACTCTTTTATGTAAACTTCTATACTCAGACACAAATTGTCCAACAAAAGATTCTTGCAGAAGTTTTATTTGTCTCAAATTATTTTGTTTTTCTTCTTCATAATCAAAATTAGTTATAGCAGTCGCAGAACCATGCCCAGTATTATCTGGTCCTATATCAATTTTAATTGTGGTATTACCAGAAGATTGATTAATTTCATAATGATGTATTGCATTTGCGTCTGTATATCTATCACTCATATATGTAAGAAACTGATTGTTGTTCATGGGCCATTGATGATATCTATCATAAATATCATTGGTCAATAAAATAACCCAATGCAATTCTGAATCGCCATAAATGTCAAAAGCAAGATTTTCTGGGGATTCATTACCACCTATTGTATATTTTGAGAAAAAAGTTAGATTGTTTTTAATAGCTTGTCTAGTTGCTATTCTGCGAAGAATATTTGTTACAACTTTCTTTTGGCCATTAATCACGTTAGAATATTCCACTTTAGGAAAAGAGTCAAAATACATTTTTAAAAACCCCTTTGTGCTTGTTTTTTTGTAACAATTTCAATTTCAGTGAATTGTAATGTTATAGAAGATTTTTGTGGTGGTGCGCCTCTATTATCTGGCATATGTGCTGTATATTTTTCATCACCGTATTTTACGGACATATTTGTAAGATGGCAAGTTGATACTCTATTTAGATATCTATTTTCAGCAGCCCGTCCATTTTGTCCTATGTGCATGTATTTAATATCAAATATATCTGGTATAGTTAATGTTCTGGATCCGGTTCCACCACCAAATAATCCATCAGCATAATCTGGCAACATACCCATTTTAAATGCTTCTATTATTTTAAAAATTATCTCTGAATCTTTTTGTGATGCTGGAATAAAATTAAATGTATATGAAAATGTTCTTCTTCCTACACCTTCAAAGAAAAATTCCATTTTATCGGTTATTACTTTTCCTAAGCCTTGTTGCACCAAATTCGTGGTCCCCGTGCCTCCTGGTACGACAATTTCGAAGACCTTCGCTGCTGCAACTACTCCAGCAGTAGCTACATCGGCCGCAGCTCCCATACCTCCCGACCTGATCGCATTGTTTGCGTTTTTAACCACAGCTGTGCCCTGATCAATAACACTCGTACCGGAACCGAAATTTTGTATTGCATTAGAAATTATTGGAGCAGATAATTCAGCAAAAGCGCCGACTGCTAAATCATTATATTTTGTCGCATAATTAACATCAACATTTTCGGGCATATAAAGGGCTATTTGTTGTTTAACTATTTTGGTTTTGTTCCTTAGAGCATTACTTTTAATTTCTTTTTTGGTGGGCCCTTTTCCACTATTAAATTGTATAATATCAAAGATTATGTAATGTCCTTGACCAGAACTCCTACCAATATCTTTTGGATATTCTAACATTTCTGGCGATTGCATTTTCCTAGACGTTGTTTCACGATTTATTACTTTTCCTTCATTACCACTGCCGGGCCCGCCGCCAGACCGACCCTTGCCGCCTCTATCGGCACGTTTAGTTGTGCTATTTCTAGGTTCAATCATATCTTCGCCGACTCCCGAAAAGTCATTAACTTGTGCACTGGGCGTAAATTTTTTAAAACTGCGTGGTGTATCTAGCGACGACATTTTTCTCTCCTAAACGAACCTACTACATATATTTATACGTTATGTCATACAAAGGTCGATACATACCAAAAAATCCTGCCAAATATAGAGGCAACTACAAGAATATTGTATACCGTTCTCTATGGGAACTAAAGTTTATGAAATACTGTGATAAAAGTAATTCTATTATTGAATGGGGCAGTGAAGAGATAATCATACCTTATATATCTCCGTGGGATAGTAAAGTACATCGTTACTTTCCAGATTTCTATATAAAAGTTCGTCAATCAGACGGTAAATTTAAAAAGATGATAATAGAAGTTAAACCAAAGAAACAATGTATACCACCAACCACCACACCTAAAAGAAAAACACAAAGATGGTTTAATGAAATCAAGACTTGGGGCATCAATGAAGCCAAATGGAAAGCAGCAGTTCCTTGGTGTGAAGATAAAGGAATGGAATTTAAAATACTAACAGAGGATGATTTGGGTATTCGTTATAAATAATGTTATGGCAAAATCAAATTACATTCAAGCAGTAGTAGATGCAGCAGATGGCAGAGATTATTCAACACAATGGTATAGGGATAAGATAAAAGAATTTGGAACTCCTGGTCGTCTAGATTTGATTAGAGACGGACTAAGAAGCAAATCACCATCATTCGGACAATTGAATATGTTTGTTTATGGTCCTAAAACCAAAAAGAAATTGCCATATTATGATACTTTTCCACTAGTGATGCCACTAGAAGGTATTAGTGGTGGATTTCTGGGAATCAATTTTCATTATCTACCTATACCATTAAGAATGAAACTTCTTGATAAGATAGTTAATTTTCCTAATAATGTAAATTATCAAGAATTAAAAAAAATTAGTCTTTTAAAACCAACTCTAAAGAAATATTTATATGGTTTTACAAAATCAGAATTTCGTATTATTAAACCTGATGACTTTGTTGTTGCTGCATTGTTGCCTGTGCACAACTTTAAGAAAGCACCAGCAAGCAAAGTATGGGCAGATTCTAGGAGTATGATCTAATGGCTGGTCGAAAATTAAACAGTGTTTTTCAAGTACAAAATAAAAAAACTATCGATATACTATTATCCGAAATACGTTCGACTGGTGTTGTTAAAACTAATCAATTTGAGGTTCATATAAATTTTCCTCAAGGTTCTGATACAGAGCGAGACAAATCGATTATACTTAGAGCACAATCAGTTTCTATGCCGGGAACCAACCTATCAACGGTAACAGATAATAACATATATGGCCCAGATAGAAATATAGTTTCAGGTGTCACTTATGCTAACGAAGTAAGTGTGACTTTTCTTCTTGACAGTCAAATGAAAATAAGAACATATTTTGAAGATTGGCAAAAATTAACATATGATGAAACAAGCTGGAATCTAAAATATTATGATGATTATGTTGGAACAGTAGATATTTTTAGTTTAAGCAATAAACTTGAAACCAACAGTGCATTCAAATCTAGTGGTAATTTAAAAGATATACCTAATTATGGTTTAAGATGTTGGAAAGCATATCCAATAAGTATTGGACAAGTTGAATTTTCTTCATCTAATGCTAATACACTAGGAACCATTGATATTGGTTTTTCATTTAGATATACTACAAATATTGATAGAATGGGTTCAGATGAACCATTTAATTTCTCTGGTAGAAAAACTTCTAGTTTAGACGATTCACCACCTAATAATGTTGAACCCAGCACATTTAAGTCTGATAGTGTTAATGGAGTCCCAACAACAGTTAGTATTGATGCTGGTGATATGAGTGGCGCACTGACTTCAGGTCAGAAAACATCAACATCCACACGCATTGGAGAACCAGTTGTTAATCAAGGTGGTATTGCACAAAGAAGACCTGATGGTATGGGTGGTGGACCTTTACAGTCAGGTGAGAAATCACCAGCACCCACACGCATTGGTGCTGGACAATCACTTGCGGGTATTCCAGAGAGTATGGACTTTGAGGGCAACAACAACAACATGGGCGGTGGCAATCGTGATGGTATGTCTGGCGAAGGCAACATACGTGACAACGCGGCCGCGGCGCGTGCGAAGACCGCCGCCGCGACGGGCCGCAGTGGCGAGGCAAAAAAGGCGGCCGAAGTCGTTCGGCAGCAGCTACGTAGTGGTGCACCACCAATATCTAAGTCTGTTGGGAGCTCCGGAAATGAATTTTAAAAATTAATTGAATTGAAAAGGAAAAAAATAAAATGGCTTTACCAAAACTTGAATCGCCAAAATATGATATGACAGTCCCATCTACAGGACAAGAAATAAAATACAGACCATTTCTTGTTAGAGAAGAAAAGATTCTTCTTCTTGCAATGGAAGAAGGAACAGAAAATGCTACACATAATGCAGTTTTAGAATTAGTTAATTCGTGCACATTTGGAAGTATTGGAAATGTAACAGATCCAATGTTTGATGTTGAATATGCGTTTATCAAAATCAGGTCAAAATCTGTTTCAGAAACGATTGATGTAAGATTACTATGTCCAGATGATAAAGTAACTTACGTTGAAAAATCTATTGATATTGATGATATTCAAATTCTAATGGATGAAGATCATTCTACTCATGTTAATTTAAGCGACACATTATCAATTGATTTTACTTATCCAACAATTAAAACTACTCTGAAATCATTAAATATTAATAGTGAAACAGAAAGAGTATTTTTTATTATCAAGTCATGTATTCATACTATTCATTTTGGAGAAGATATCTATTCTATCGTTGATATTTCAAAGAAAGAACTTGATGAATTTATTGATAGCCTGACAAAAGAAATGTTTGAAAAACTACAAAACTTCTTTAGTACAATGCCCAGACTGAGACATAATATAGAAATAGAAAATCCTGTTACTGGAATAGTATCAGAAGTCACTCTGGAAGGTCTTGGAGATTTTTTAAACTAACTCTTTCTCATAATAGTTTGGTTAATTATTTTAAAACTAATTTTGGACTGATGCAACACCATAAATATAGTTTAACTGAAATTGAAAATATGATGCCATGGGAAAGAGATGTCTATGTTGGACTGTTGGTTGAATGGTTAAAGGATGAAGAAGAAAGAAACAAACAACAATCAAAAGGATAATAAAAATGAGTCAGAAGAAATTAGAAGCAAATAGTGATTTTGCAAAATATGATTTAGATGGAGATGGCATAGTGAGTGATGAAGAACTAACAGCAGTAGCAAAATTAGAAGAACTTGAATTGAAAGAGGAAAAGGCAGATGCTCAACGCCATATGGCATGGATATCTTTACTTGCTATGGTCGTATTTACTGTGTTTGTGTTTTTACCTATTTTCCCCGATTCAAGAATCAAAGCCCTTGCTGATCTTTTTGGTCTATTCTATATCGGCATGGCTGGCGTAGTTGGTGCCTATATGGGTATGACTGCATA